TTGCGTTTGCTTCATCTAATTGACCTGTCTCAAGTCCATTCACGGCTTCGTTTAAATCTGTTCTTATTTTGTCAAGAGAGCTACCAACTGATTGTAATCCTTCTAATATTGTATCTTCAAAATTAACATTTAGTGATTCTGCTTTTGTACAATAAACTTTAGCTATGTTTCCAAATTTTGATGGGATATTGAGTGTTCTTGCTTCAAAATCCTCCTTTGTAACACATCTATTTTGTGTGGTAAAAAATGCTTTTGCCTTTTCCCTTATTTCAATTATATCTTCTTCATCCTTACCACCAACAGCTTTCTCCTCGTTTGTTACATTTGTTAACCGTGCTGATGAATTTCCTGCATTTGGAATTAATGACGAGACAGCAGTGCTTGATATATTATTTGCAGGTAAATTAGAATTAATACCTCCACCAACTCTGTATGTGATTGTTAAAGTTGTATTGTTGGGTGTTTCACCAAGTGTCGAATACTCGTCAATATTACGTGGGTCAATACTTGAATTTAAATTATTTGTTTGACCTGGTATTGAAACACCCAATTGTTCTAAATCTAAATACCCTTCATCTATTACATTACCATTTTGTAAAATTCCATTACCAAATACTAATGAGGTTGTATTATCTAAATTAGTTTCTCTAGTAAATCGTTTTGTTGATGTTCTATAAGATAAAGAATATGGGACTGCTGTTTGAACACTTAAAGAGTCTTCCTCATAAGCAGATGGTCTACTAACATCATCTGTATAATGAACTTCAATTGGTATTTTATCTTGTGCTAAAAAATCAACTTCATACCAATTGTTTCCATTTGAATCAATACAAGAAATGATATCAACAACATTAGTATCAGGTATTATTAAATTTTTAAATTTTTCAGGTTGTCCGATTTGAAAACTTATTGTTTTTTGTGTTGCACTTATCGCTTTTACTTTTCTTGTTAATGTATAAGTATCAGCTAAACCATCGACTGTCGAACCAATTATTTCAGTATCATTTGAAGCAGAAATTCTAAAATCAACATGTTCCAATGTTGTAAAAGTAATATCAGAATTTGTTGAGGAAGCAACCTCAATACCAGGATTAAATATACCAGCCGTTGAATAATCAACCCTAGAACGATTAGATGCAGCATCAACTTCACCAGTGAAAGATAATTCAACATATGCTGGAACAATTGGTTTAACTTTATAACCAAACATTTTAGCCATGGTGATTATATTTCTTCTTTCCTCAGCTAATGGTAATAACATTTCTTGGTATTGTTTATCTATGTAAAATGACAATACATCCCCAACATAAGCATTCATTTCTAGCAACATCATACCAGGTGATGTTTCATTAAAATCTCTATACGTGTTTGGAAAATAAGATTTTGCATAATTTATTAAAGATGATTTTAATGCTAAAAAATCTTTATTTAGATAATTTACATTTGAATCCTTAAAATTTTCTTTACCATATGTTGGCATATTTTATCTCCGTTTAATATCCTCCACCAGATGTCCCACCGCCTGTTGTACCAGATGATACATTATTGGTTTCGGTTGCTGATGTATCTCCACTAAAGTCTAATGTAATTGAGTCTAAAGTATTTGGGTCTTGTTTTATGTTAAATAATATTTTTACTCTTACCTCATTAGCTCCAATGTCAGTTGTGTTATTTCTTGTTAAAATTTGTATATCTCTTACCTCAACAAAAGGTAACCAAAATTCCATTTTGTCTAAAATAGAATCTTGTATTCCAATTAAATTTTCATTTGTAATATGTTCAAACAACATTGTTCGTAAATTTAAACCTAAATTTGGTTGAAAGAATCTTTCTCCTTCATTTGTTTGTAAAAGATTTCTAATATTATTCTTTACCGCTTCAATAGTGGTAGAAGTCGTTGCAAAAAACCCATCTGACTCATCACCCCTACGAATCGGTAAGTCAATACCAATTTTTACATTCGTATCGTTGTCTTGTATATATGGTTTTTTTGATGTGTCTTTTATGGCCATTATAATAAGTCCTCAATATCTTCCCTAATTAATTTTACCGTAGTGAAAGCTATTTGTCCATCTGTATCATCAACATTAAAGTTTTGATTTGAATCCGGGTCTTGTCCTATAAAAACATAACCACTAGACTCTAAAATACCAGTTGAGTCAGGATTAGGTGACTTATTTACATCTATGTTAGTCGATACACCATTTGTTCCTAAATTAGGACTTAAAAGTGCGGTTAAAGGCCCACCAGCATTAACACCTTGAAATTGAACAGTTGATAAAACATCCCCAAGTTGTGGAGGTAATTTAAAATCTTCTAATACCACTGGTGCATTTAATTTTGTAATTCTAAATTCACAACTTGTTAGAAAATTTACAATTGCTTCTTTCTCTAATTCACATTGAGCATCAAGAGTTTCGTTTGCTTGTTCGATGCTCTCAACACTTGCACCTGAAAGTCTCAATCCTTCTTTCTTAGCATCAATTAAATCTTGTTTTAATCCCATTATTATCTTCCAATTTTGTTTTTAGATTTTTCTATTGATTTATCTAGTACTTCTCTATAATCTTTATTTAAGAATTGACTCATTGGGTCACTTGATGGAACAACTTGTGGTTGTTGATTCATCATATCACCATATTGTCTACCAACTAATTCATTCATTCTATCAGAAGTAAATTCACCACCACCCAATGTTTTCCACTCCTCATCTTGAGCTGTTTCATTCAACACGTCATTCAATACTGAATTCGATGTATAAGATTTTTTCTTAACTATTTTCTTTTGTGGTTTTGGTTGAGATTCAATTGGCTGTTTTAATTCAGTTATCACTTCTTTGATAGCCATAGCAACTTCTTCTCTAACGATTTGTCTGATTATAGTTTTTATATTTAGTTTTTTCTTTTTCATAACTTCCTCTTTATGCATTTGGTTCTATAAAATGTTTTGTACTTAAAATTTGGTCTATTTTTTGTTCTATCTGTGTTATCTTAGCATTTACACTATTAGGTGTTCCAGTGTCATCAACTAAAGGTATAGGAGCTCCTTGACATACACCTTGTGATGATTTAATAACAGCTAAAGTTTCTTTTAATAATTCCAACAAAGTTGTTCCTAAAACCATTGACTCCATTGAATCCTCTCTATTGGTTGGATTACCTAAAAAGGTTTCATTAGAATCAACAACTATTTTACTAGTAGACATTGTTAAATTACGTTTACTACCAATATGGATATCTCTATTAGATGAAATATAAATATCATCTAGTTTTGAATTAAAAATAATTCTTTCTGAACTTATTAAAATTTGATTATCACTATAATTATAAATTAAATCTTGTGTATCCACATTATTAATGTCAGAGACAAGTTTACCCATAAATCTGTTTGGAGGTTCTTCTTCCTCACGAACAAAATCTGATGCTAAAGTAAATCCAAAATATTCTACTTCACCTCTTAAAAATGAAGGGAAGTGGTCTGATAAAGTTCCATCTGATGATATACTTATTAAACTTCCATCATCCAATGACTCTATGATATTGTCAGTGTTTCTTTTATTTGATATAAAAACATATGGATTATTACTTCTACTACCCACTCTTATACTGTTTCCATGTCTACCCTCGATAATTGTGTCACCTGTGGTTTCATTAACAGCATTACCAAAGTCTAATTGTTCTTTTCTAACTTTTGTAAGTCGAGAATAACTTTTTTTATTAAAATTAGGACTCTCACCCTTTAACCCTCTTGGAGTTACATCCCCAATGGCCTTATTTGTTAACAAAAGTTCAGGTCTAAATGAAGGGTCATCATTCCAAGTTGGACTATTATTGTCAGTGTTTAAAGGGCCTAAATAATATTTTATTTTACCAATTGTGCATAATAAAATTGGGTCACCTTTTGATGGAATATCATGCATTGTTCTAAATAACGGATAGTATCGGTATTCCTCACCCGCGGATGCTCTAGTTTTGTAAACTTTATCAGTGTAGTGTGGTAATGCTATAATTGAATTAATACTATTTTTACCATTATATCTTAGACTTTTTTCTGAATGTACAACTTCAACTACATAACCAGGTACAAATTGTAAATAAAAAGGCACTGCTACCTCTTTGTTACCAATTGTTTTTATGGTTCTATCTGGCTGTGTTACAAATACTGAACCCATTTATCCCTCCGAATAACCTTTTTGAATTGTTTTATCTTTTATACTTTCAAGACGATGACTTTCTTTTTGTAAATCATCAACAGTATCTTGTAGTGTTCCCATTAGTTCCGCCTTCTCTTCATCACTTAATAACATTGATTCATCCGATTCACCTTGTGATTTAGAAATAATTCTTTGTAGTACTCCAGCAAGTTTTACTAAGTGCTCATCATTACGAACAGCAGTATCCATATACTCTTTTATAATAGGTGCTACTAACACCACATCATCAATAGTTGTTATGAATCCGTGAATTTCTGATATTAACAAATCGATTTGAGTTTTACGCTTTGTAGTGTTTTCGTAAATATCTTTTGTTAAATCTTGAAAGGTTTTTCCTTCAAATATTTCTTTTTCGTTTGACATACAATCTCCTCTGAATGTACTTATTCATATATAAATATAAAATTTGTTGGAAATTGTTTAAAATAAAAAGTTATATAATATTACTTAAAAAAAAGAACCTGAACGATTATGTATTATAGAGCCATGAGTATAATACATATTTAAAAGTTTTTTATAGTGTTTTTTAAAAATATTAACAACTGATGTAATATGTGCTGTTTCCACATCAGTCATTTCTCTAATTAAAATGTAAATAGCTTTTTTATTAAAATTTTCAATAATATCACGTTGTTTCATTAAGTCAATAATAGCATAACCTATTCTTAGGTCTCTTTCTTTTTTTAGAATAGAATTCATATTTTCATCAAAATAATCAATAATCTCATTTGTTAAAGTTACAAAATCGTAAGTGTCGTATGCATCATTGATTTGATGTCTATCTAAAACTTCCATTTTATCATGACTTTTTAATTTTTTGTAATTGTTATTATTATGAAGAATCAAATAATTTTTAGCCACAACTGAAAAATAACTAAATGCTTTTGAACCTTTTGTGTGGTCATATTTATGCATATTCACTACCATAAAAGCTACAACTTCGTGTTTAATATCTTCAAACCC